TCATGGTATCCTGAATGGGATGATCGTCAAAGAGGTGCTGCCCAACGCATTCTAAATAATGCATTGGAAGTCCTTGACGAGTATGACTATTAAGTATGAGAATCCTTGGAGATATAACAAAAAGGTATTTGAATCTACTGATATTAATGAATATTACGGATTTGTATACCACATCATAAATAATACTAACGGAAGACAATACATTGGACGTAAGTACTTTTGGCAGTTTAGAACTCCAAAAGGAAAGAAACGAAAAGTAAAGTCTGAATCTGATTGGAAAAAGTATTATGGGTCTTGTCCAGAACTTAAAGAAGAGATTGGGAAGATGGGCAGAGAAAATTTTAGTCGAACTATCTTATCATTACATCATACAAAAGGCAAAACAAACTTCGAGGAAACCCGACAACTCTTTGCACACGGAGTCCTTACCGAGTCACTTGACGATGGGACACCAAAATACTATAATAGTAACATCCTCTCAAGATACTTTAGAAAAGACTATTATGGAATTGAAAACCACTGAAGATCTTCTTGCTTATAATAGAGAGTGGGCTATCAATAAAGTAGAATCAACAGAGTTGGTGGGTGATAAGATAGCACTCTATGCAGAGTTTGAAGATTGGATTGAGTTAGAAGAGAGAGATAGTGATGAAGATATAGAAATTATTTCTCTTGATATATTGGATGATGATCAAGAAAGTTAAAAGACATAGGTATAAAGATAAAGAAATATTTCAAACTAGAACACTTACCTTTGAAGCATATAGGTTCAGTGAACTAAACATGTGTCTGGTAATGGGATTGATACAGAAAAATCTTACAGAAGATCTTCTTAAGGGAAGGAAGTCATTAATGTATCCTGATGATAAAGGGGTTAATAAGTATTATGGTCATTGTTATCATTCATCACAGGCATTATATTATTTGATTGATACTGATAAGTTGGTTCCTATGAGTGGTGAGGATTATCGTGGTGAGAAGCATTGGTGGCTACAGCATGGAGATAATGTATATGACTGTACTGCTGAACAATACCTTGACAAAGGGGAATTGCCCCCATATAATACTGGAAAGAAAACCAATTGGTACGGATGGAAACAACGACCACAACAAGTATCTCTGAATCTGATGAAAACAGTTTTAGGGGATAGATTGCAGAGTGATATCATAACCTAATGGAGCATCCACCGTCAATTATAAGCATAGATAATTCTGTTTTAAATGGAGTTGGTCTTTATGATGCTTATGTTTATTCCTTTACTCATTATAAAACTGGTGAGATATACATTGGTTCAAAATTAGGTATGTTTGATGGTACTTATTGGCACAGTTCATTAAATACCAAATTCTGTCGTTTGTTTAGTGGCTCCGAACCTTTATTCTATTACAAAATTATTAATTACGGACTTTATATTGATATGCAAAACCTTGAAAGTAAACTTCAAAGTGAAGTTAATGCAAAAAGCAATCCATTATACTATAATAATGCAGTAGCCCCTACAGGTAATAGGGAATTGATTAACATAGAAAACTGTAAAAAGATTGTTGATTATGTTAATGATAAGATTGAGAATGATGAGATACAGGAAGAACCATTTGAATCTATAGATGTGTTGGAGATAGTTCAGGTTAGACATGCAGCAGAAGAGTTTTCACATCTTAGTCGTATCAAAGATGGATTAAGAGAGGCAGGTTTAAAAAATCAAAACCCTATTGTCATCTGGGAAGGAATGGGAACTGATGATGGTGATTTAGTTGGTGATGGGAATCATACAATCAAAGCAATTGGTGGAGTTCCTAATATAAACACAATCAAAACTGTTAGAATTCCTAAAGAAGTAAGTGAAGAATATAATATGAATATGGATGGGATAAGATATTGTGGTAATTTATTCAATCCTAGACAAAATGTTGCCAAGTTAGAGACTGCTGAAGAAGATGCGATCAAAACTTTGATTAGTCTTAGGGAAAAGGGTACTGACATAAGTGGGGATAAAACTACTTATGGTAAAGATCTTGTTAGGGGGTTGGGATTTAAAGGAAGACAACCTGCTGCTATTGTTGCTAAAGCAGAAAAACTTTATAAAAGTAAAATTTTAGCTAAGAGTGGGCAGAAAATAGCAAAGTATGATACTGCACATCCTGAAAATTTAAAGGAACTAGATCGTAAAGCAGATAGTTTACGTAATGATCATACTATAGTTGTGAAAGCAGGTACTGCAATACCTTCAAAAATGATTAGAGCAATTATGGAGGCAGTTACTGACACCAAGACTTATCCTAATCATTATGCAATCGAACTTGTATTCTTTCATAATGCAGATAGTAGTAAAGAAAAGTGGGACAACGGAGAACACTCTAATGTTAAGAGATTGATTAGGGATACTTTAAAAATGTTTGGCCCTGTGAAATATAAAGATGAAAATGGCAACATGATTGATGTAGAAAGGACATTTAATACACATGGAATGGATCATTATCAATCTGATATATCTTGATTGAAACAAAAGGGAGGTTTACAACCTCCTTTTTTTGTCGTATAATTTATCCACAAGCATATATAAAGGAATAAGATGATAGATCCAACTCCCATGAAAATTTTTCTAGATACTGCTGATACAGAATTGATACATAAACATTTCTCCACTGGATTGATTGATGGAGTAACAACTAACCCAACTCTTATTATGAAGAGTGGTAGAAATCCAGAAGATGTATATAAAGAGATTGCAGATATTGGTGTTAAAGATATTAGTATGGAGGTCGTTGGTGACTCTCCTGAGATGACTGTAGAGGGAAGAAGACTACATAGTGTATTCGGAGAAGTTGCTACAATAAAAGTTCCTTGTACTTATGATGGTTTATTAACCTGCAAAGAACTTCGTAGAGAACTAATCAGAGTAAATGTTACTTTAGTATTTTCTGTAGCACAGGCAATTCTTGCAGCAAAAGCTAAGGCAACTTATATTTCACCATTCGTAGGAAGAGTAGATGATAATTCTTTCGGTGGTGTAAATCTAGTAAAAGATATTGTCTCTGTATATAAGCAACAGAATGTTCATACTGAGGTGCTTGGTGCATCTCTGAGAAATGTAAAAGATGTAAGTGACTGTTTTGGATATGGTGCAAACATAGTAACCATGCCACCAACAGTATTTGAAAAGATGTATAATAACATCTTAACAGACAAAGGACTTGAGTTGTTTGATAGGGACTGGAAAGCTGTAAACACGTAGTAAAATGATTATCGTAAGGTGTAAAGAGTGTGGAACGGAACTGAAAGGGGATTCACAAACTAAAAGTTGTGGATGCCCTAACATGTTAACTGTTACTGGTGATACGTTCACTGCTCGTAACCTAACTAATATAGTAGTAGTAAAATCTAATCATAAAAAAGATCAACAAGGTCTCACATCCCAAGATTTAGAATGGCAGGAACAACGACGCAAACGAAAAGTACGCAAACTAAACTTCGAGATAAGGTAATGGATCAACACGACATCCCTCTTTTAGGCAATTTCTATACTAAAGCAGAAGTAGATGCTATGGTAGCAGAGGCTGTTGAAGAGGCACGTCGTATTGATGAAGCCTCAATGGCACAACATAATCGAGAAGCAACTATCATTAGTATGATTCTTGGGTTTACTTGTCTTGCATTATTTGTTGATGGTCTTCTTAGAATACTAGGAATCATTCCACCATTCATGCACCTTGATGTAAATATTATTGATAAGATTACTGATAGAGTAGAAGTTGATGTTGTGGATAAGATAAGGCAAGTTCAAGTCATTGAGAAGATACGACAAGTACCTATTGAGAGATTGTTTAGTCGATGAATCCTTTTACCGATTTTATTTTTATAGTATCATGGGTTGCTCTTTTAGTGGTTGCTGTAAGTTTTATAATTAATGGATTCAGATCTAAATCCGTAAAAGATTTTAATGCTGGTCGTATATCAGGTGAGTGGACTACTGAAGTAAAGAAACCAGTACATCCAGAGATGAGAGATGTAGAACCTGGTACTGAGTTATTGGGTGTAAATTTTGAAAAGAAAACAGAATGCGATTTGGAGGAATACAGGGCTTTACAGGACAGAATAGAAGAGTTAAAATCTGAATTGGAAGATCCTTGGATCGATGATGATGACTGAAACGTACCTTCAATCGTAAAACGATGAGAACACAAAACAAAGAAAACTATTACTACATCTTTTGGGTAGTTGCAATGATTGCCTTTATAGCACCTCAAGTAATGACTGCTATTGCATATCATAGACTTGCTGACATTCTTAATAAACCAATACAGGTTGAATTAGTATCACCATTAAAATTTAGGTTATAGAAAAATGATTTTTTTAATCGGCATAATGTCATTTGCAAATTTTGTATTCTATCCATTAGTGGTAGGATCAATCATTGCAGTGATCATAGAACAGATACTCAGATCAAAAGGTAACGAGTATGATCCTAAAGCAGTAGCAAAGGTTAATACTGCTATGGGTGTAAGAAAGTATTTGATCAGACAAGCATGGTTGTTCAACATCATTTGGTTTGTTGCATATGTTATCCTTATGTTAACAGCAGGTAGACAAGGATCACCAATGCCTGATATGATCTGGCAAGGATAGAATTATTATGGCTTGGGATGATCCACTTGACTTTAAAAAGGAGGGAATTGTGTTAGATTATAAAACTGCTGGTGTTGATATTGAAGCAGGTAATGCTTTTGTAGAAAAACTCAGAGAGAAAGCACCTGGTATTGGTGGTTTTGGTGGAATGATTAAGATTCCTTCAGGGTATGATGAACCTATTTTAGTTTCTGGTGCTGATGGTGTCGGAACTAAACTCAACATATGTACAGCTGCAAATGACTTTACAACCATAGGTCAAGACTTAGTTGCTATGTGTGTTAATGATGTGATTACATGTGGTGCTACTCCATTATACTTTTTAGATTATCTTTCTACTAAGAAGGTTGATGATAATGTAGCAGATATTATGATAGGTATTCTAAAAGGATGTGAGATAGCAGATATGGATCTCTTAGGAGGAGAGACTGCTGAACATCCAAGACAACTTCATTATGATATGGCAGGATTCTGTA